GATTTAATTGGTCTCGCAACAGTTCGTGTGGGATTGGGAAGCACCGGTGCTTTTGCTGGAATTGGAACTACTGTAAGTTCCTCTACCACACTATTCTTTAGTGGTATTGGAACTGGTGTATATCATAGCCTTAAAACTAATCATACAGTCCTTACAGGTGAATTAACCAGAAATAAAGTTACTGTTGCCTTAGCACAGTCTCATGGAATTTTGGGCAATCATGTCGTATTCGTGGATGTTAATCCATCTATTACAACTTCATTTACAGTCAAGTATAATGATTTTAATAGAAGGACATTAATCAATCCAAAAGATTTTGTTGCTTCTGGAATTAATACTACATCCAATACTTTTACAATTACAGATCATGGATATAAAACTGGAGATAAAGTAGTTCATACATCTACTACTTCATCTGAGGGATTATCTAATAATAAAATTTACAATATTATTCGAGTTGATAATAACAAATTTAAATTAGCAGAAGACTATTTTAAAGCAACTCAATTTAAACCAACGGTAGTTGGAGTAACTAGCGCATCCTCTGGAACTCTTTCTTTAATTAATCCACAGATTAAAGTCTATAAAGATTCAACTGTTGAGTTTGATGTTTCGGATTCTTCTCTTTCATATACAAAACAAGCTTCTTCATACGCTGCATTTGAACTTAATTTCTATCGTGATAAGTTATTTTCCGAGCAATACGATAAGAATGAAGTCAGCACAACTTTTGATGTTACAAGAACTGGAACTGTAGGTGTAACAACTGATGCTAAAGTTACTCTAAAAGTTAATGGAGATACTCCAAACACTCTTTATTATCGCTTAGATCCAGTTTATGAAAGTGATCTCCCAATAGAGAAATCAGAAATTATCAACGATGATGATGTTTTACAAAATAATCAAGTAGAAGTATTATCCAGTGCTTATAGTGGAACTTTCCCTCTTGGTATTGGAGGAACGAACTTCTTTACATATACTCTGGGAATAACTCCTGAAAGAAGTTCTTATAATTCTTCTACTTCAATCCTATCATATGAAACTAACTGTACTCATACTTATGGTCCAATTTCTTTAGTCGCTATTGAAAATACTGGTAAAAATTATTATAAACTACCCGGATTTAATAGCGTAGCTGCTGGCATAAAAGGATCTCAAATTGGAACAACTGGTATTGGATCTGGAGCTGTTTTAGATACTGCCAGTGCATCAATTGGAAAAATTAAAAATGTAGAAATTCAAGATATTGGATTTAATTTTCAAGTAGATAAAACCATTAGACCTAGTGTGCAACTCCCACAAGTTGTTCGGATCATTCCTCTCGCATCATTCCAGTCCGTAGCAATTTCTTCTGTTGGAAGAGGTTACTCTTCTGCACCACAATTATTAGTATTTGATGGTAAGACTAACGCGCAAGTTACTGATGTAGATCTAAGTTACACTCTGGGTGATAATCGAGTCACTATATTGAAGAATAGTTATGGCATGAATAATACTCAACCAACTATTCTTCCAATTAAAAACTCAAACGGAGTTGGTATTAGCACAATCGCATATAATACAACTACAAAGGATGCAACTGTCACTCTGGCAGTTGGATTCTCAACAATCAATTCTTTCCCATTTTCTGTTAATGATCAAGTTCTAATTGAGGGTGTTAGTGTTGGTGTAGGATCCACTGGCAAAGGATTTAATTCTGAGGCATATGATTATAAGTTATTTACGATTAAATCTGTTACAGAAAATCTAGGTGGTATTGGAACAGTATCATTTAGTTTAGATGGATTGCTGCAGAATGGTGAGGTAACTGGTGATTTTAATGCTGCCAACTCAACTGGTAGAATTATTAATAGAAATCATTTTCCAATTTTCACTTCTGTATTAAAAACAATTAATTTTGCAGAGGGTGAAACAGTAAAAACAAATTCTGCCACCGGTTCTGTCTCTGGATGGGATAAGCAAACTGGTTTACTTAGGATATCCACCAGTGATGATATAATTGCTGGTGATTTGATTGTTGGACAATCATCCAAGTCTCAGGGAATTGCTTCCTCAGTATTTTATTTTGAGTCTACTTTAAATACAGACACTCTTTCAAAAGTAACTCAGGGATGGCAGACAAATTCTGGTTATTTAAACGATAATCAACAGAGAGTTCAAGATAGTCTATACTATCAAAATTTCTCATACTCTCTTCGTTCTAAAGTTGATTTTGACACATGGAGTGATGCTGTAGGATCTCTTAACCATACCCTAGGATTCAAAAAATTCTGTGATTTCCAAATGGAATCCAAATTATCAGAGGGTTCTAGAAATGCTTTAGTTGTTGGTGTTGCTACAGATTTAACTTCTGTTGAAAATGTCAATTTTATTGAAACTTTTATTGATCTTAATTGTGTAAATGATTTTGACTTAGTTAAAGAGAATTCTAGATCTCAAACAACTATTGTTTCTGACGAAATATCGTTTACTAGCAAAGTTCTAACTGATTTCTTTGAATCTGTTGGTAATAGGGTTCTATCTATTGATGACTTTAGCAATACTTTTAATAGTAATCCAAGACCAACTGCTTTCAGTATCTCAAATAGTTTTGATACCACAGAGGTCAGGGCACAAAAGTATATCACATATGTAAAGGACAGAAGATTTACTGCTCAACGTCAGTTGATGATTGTTGATCTTCTCCAAGATGGTGCATTTGGTTACATAAACCAATATGGTCGTGTTGAAACAACATATGACCAAGGAACTTTTGACTTTAATATTTCGGGTACAACTGGACAACTTCAGTTCTTCCCAGAGAAGTCTTCGGTCAATGACTATGATATTACAGTTCTTTCTTATAATCTTGATGATAATCTTCTCGGAGTGGGAACAACTGGAATAGGTCCTGTTCTGATTGACACCAAGAGTGTTGCTCTCAATTCAGGATCAACGTCAAGTCTTGTTTCAATTGCTAAGACTTATAGTTCTGTTAAGTTGATGGTGGAAATTACCCCAGATATTAACAGAACAGAGTTTGCATATGACAACATCAATATTGTACAAGATGGCACAAATGTTTCTGTTCTACAATATGGAGAACTAACAACTACTCTTGGAGAACGTTCTTATATTGGATATGGAACTTATCATGCATATATTAGTGGTGACTCATTGAATGTTGATTACATTCCAGGTTCTGATGTTGGTGTAGGAACAACTGGTGTTCTCAACGCAATGGTAATCGGTGTTGGTAATAGTGAAACCACTGGTATTGGAACATTCGATTTGAATCATGCCAGACTTGAGGGTAGAAATACTACTATTTCATCCTCTGGATCTCCGACTGAAAATGTAATTGGAAGTTACAATAGTGGCGAGTATGATGTTGCTCACTTTATTGTTCAAGTAACAGATATTACCAATAATCAATATGCTTTATCTGAAGTCCTGGTTGTAGACAACTATCTCTCTGATGATGCATCAGGTGATACTTTTGACACTGAGTTTGGTGTTATTGAAACCAATGCTGGACTGGGAACAATCGGCACAAGACTTACTGGTGCTGCTGTCGGTGTTGCCGCAACTGTAGAGTTGGTATTTACACCACCAGCAAGTGTCGCTGCCCAAGCAAAAGTCTTTATGGTAGCTCTGAGACACGCAGATGATGATAAGAGTGAAATTGATTTCACTAATGGATCTATCGAAACTCGTTTCACTCAGTATCAAGGAACTGATAGAGACGTTTTGAGAGCATTTGAACTGAAGCATAGAACTGATCCAATTTTTGAAAGATACTTCCTTGGAGCTGACTCCAGTATTGTTAGCGTTGCTGACAATACTATTAGAATTCCGAACCACTTCTTTGTTAGTGGAGAGCAACTTACATATGTTCATGCAGGTGCTGCATCAACACAAGCGATCGGAATTGAGACTGCTTCATTCGTTGGTGTTGGTGCTACTGATAAAGTTCCAGGAACCGTCTTTGCTGTTAAGGTTGATGATGACAAAATCAAACTAGCATCCACTGCAGAAAACGCTCTGAAGGGGACACCAGTGGTTCTAGACTTTACCAGCGTTGGTATTGGAACTTCCCATAGATTTGTATCGACAAATCAAAACGCAAAAGGCATCATCGCTATTGATAATGTTATTCAGTCTCCTATCGTATCAACTTCACTTACAACTCACCTCGCAAAAACAGCGACAACTAGTGATGATTTAATTACAGTCAGCACTGGTATTAACTCAATCTTTGGTGGAGATCTTCTTAAGATTGAAAATGAGATTGTTAAAGTTACTGGTGTCGGTATTGGTTCAACAAATGCGATTTCTGTTAATAGGCAGTGGTTGGGAACAACTCTTGTTGGACACACAACTGATAGTCTTGTCACTAAGGTTGTAGGAAACTACAACATTGTCGATAATATTCTCAACTTCGTTGATCCTCCAGTTGGACAAACTCCACTTGGAACATCAACAAATCCACCTGATGAAAGGGATTGGACTGGCATTGCAACTGGTTCATCTTTCCAAGGAAGAATCTTCTTAAGATCTGGTGTACAAGATTCAACAAATGAAACTTATTTTAGAAACCAAGTTCTTGACGACATTTCAGCAACATTCAACGGAACAAATAGAACATTTACCTTGCTAAGTGGTGGAGAAAATGTAGTAGGAGTTTCAACTGAAAATGGTGTTATTCTTGTCAATGATGTATTCCAAGCTCCTGGAGCAGCAAGTGATTATACAATTACAGAAAGTTCAGGAATCAGTTCTATCACATTTGCAGGAACTGCAACTTCAGTTTCATATGATGTTAATAGTTCTAACTTACCAGTTGGTGGTGTAATAGTTTCTGTTGGTATGACTGATAGAGGTCTTGGTTTCCAACCACTTATTTCTGCTGGTGGAACTTCAGTTATTTCTGGACTTGGAACTGTTTCCTCTATCAGCGTTGGAAATACTGGATCTGGATATAGAGCATCTAGCACATATGAGATTGCTGTTGATACATCAGCTGCTGTTGGTGTTGGATCAACTGTCATCTACCTTGAGAATACTAATAGCGTATTCAGTCTTCTGAGCCTTCTTAATACAGGAACTAACTGTAGTATCGGCGTTGGAACATTCATTGGAATAGGTAGTGTAATCGCATCTGTTGGATCTACTTTTGTTCGTATCGGAACTGGAGCAACTAGCATTCATGAAATTCCCTCTGGAACACAAGCAGTTGTTAAGATTAGTGATCCACAAATTGGTATTGCAAATGTTAGTGTTGCCACCAGCACGGTAGGAGTTGGAACATTTACCCATGTTGGATATTCTACGATTATTGCTGGTAGTATTTCGACTACAGTAACAATCACAAATGCTGGGTCTGGATACACCACATCAACTCCTCCTTATGTTGTAGTTGATGATCCATTGTCCTACTCTAATATTGGTCTTGAATATGCCACTGTTTCCAGTGGAGTTGGAACCAATGCTAAGATTGATGTTGTTGTTGGTCAAGGTTCTAGCATCATTGACTTTACAATTTCCAACACTGGATATGGATATGTGCCTGGAGATGTTCTAACAGTTCCTATCGGAGGACTTACTGGTATTCCAACAACATCTTCTTATAGAGAGATGCTTCTTGATGTTCAAAAAACTTTTACTGATGAGTTTAGTGCGTGGACATTAGGTACTCTGCAAGTTCTTGACAGTCTTGATGACTTATTTGATGGTGATACAATTGCATTCTCACTGAAACAGAGTGGAACTTTAGTTTCTATTAGATCTGCCAAAGGTTCTAAGATTAATGTTCAGGATGTTCTTTTGGTATTCATTAATGACACTCTGCAAGTTCCAGGAGAGGGTTATATATTTAATGGAGGTTCTACAATAACCTTCACTGAAGCACCTAAGGTTGGAGATACCTCTAAGATTGTTTTCTACAAAGGAACCGGTGCAGTTGATGTTGTATTCAGAGATATTATTCCACCAGTTAAAGTGGGTGATACTCTACAAATTAAAGCAGATTTGACAAACGATCAAACGTTTAATCAAACTGAAGATCCCAGAACTGTCAACATTATTAATTCTACTGATATTGTTACTACAAATCCATATTATGGACCTGGAAACACTGCAGATGAAAATCTTACAAGACCCGTAATACTATGTCGCCAAACGGAAGATATCATTCTAGATGAAACTCTTGTAGGAAAAGATAGAGAGTTGTATGAACCAGGTATTCAACCAACAGCATATATTATTAAATCTGTTGGTATTGGATCTACTGTAGTTTATGTTGACAATATTAGACCATTCTTCAACTCTCAAATTGAATCTTCAGATGGCGTTCTTACTTTCCAGGATAAGATTACATTATTGTCACAAGACACCAAAATAGGTGCTGCTGCTACAGCAATTGTTTCTGGACTTGGAACCATTTCTTCTATATCAATCTCTACTGGAGGTTTTGGATATGCGACCACACCAACAATAAGCATTGGAAACACTGCACAGTCAGTTGGACTTGGAACTACTGCAACTGCTACTGCAGCAATAACCGCAGGAGTTGTGACTTCAATTACACTTACTAATGTTGGAACCGGATATACAAATGTAAAACCACCTCAGGTTCTCATTTCTTCACCAACATGTCCAGTTGAAACTAATAATGTCGCCTCTTTCTCTGGAGACAATGGTATAGTTGTTGGATTTGGAACAACAACTTCAGGATCTGATATTCAGATTGTTTTAGATCTTCATGTTCCAAGTGGATCTTTTATGAGAGATGCTTCTTTAGTTGGAACAGCAGTAACTCTCAGTGGAATTGTTGCAAATGATTACTTAATGATATCCAATTCAAATATTGGTGTTGGTTCTACATCAATTACATCTAAAGATATTGGTGGTAACAATATTGGAATTGGAACTAGTTTTATTGATAACATTTATCAAGTTGCTTCAGTTTCCAATGTAGAATCTACTATCACTGGAATTGGAACCACAGTGGTCAGAAGAGTTCAGATGACAGTAACTGGATTTGGAAACACTACCGGTTCTGCATACACAACATCAAATTATATGGGTGATTATAGTTGGGGTAAAATTAATCTTACCGGCAGAAACGAGAGTAATGCTTTCACTTTCTACGGAGATAATGGTGTTGGTGGTATTTCTACCTCAGCACTTGTTAGAAGAACAAATCCTCTAAAATTCTCTAACTATACAGTCTAAATATCTCTATGTGTTTCTACACGACCAATAAATAAGTAAAAAGTCTTCTTCAAATGGCTGCTATCATAACTGATCAGATTAGGATATTAAATGCAAAGAATTTTATTTCTGATGTAACGGCTAATTCCTATTATTCGTTTATTGGATTGCCCAATCCTACTGATTATCAATCTGACTGGAATAATACTCCACCGTCACCGAAAGATAATTTTGATCAAGAGAATGATTATTGGGATACCATGATCGCTCTTAAGAAGATTAACACTTCTGATGTTAGACAGGTAGTTCCTAAAATTAATTGGTCTTCTGGTACTACATATGACATGTATCGTCATGACTATAGTAGAACAAACACTGCTAAAGTTTCTGGCGCAACAAACCTATATTCTGCAACATATTTTGTAATTAACGATGATTATCAAGTTTATATTTGTCTGCAGAATGGAACTGATCCAGATAATCCAAATGGTAGACCATCCTTGGATGAACCAACTTTCACTGATTTAGAACCAAGATCAGCTGGAACTAGTGGAGACGGTTATGTTTGGAAATATCTTTATAGAATTAAACCAAGCGAAATTGTAAAGTTTGAAACTACAGATTTTATTCCTGTTCCATCTGATTGGTCTGTTGGAGCAGACAACGCAGCGGTTAGAGATAATGCTGTAGATGGATCTATCAAAATTGTCACAGTTACTAATCGCGGAGTTGGTTTAGGAACTGCAAACCGAACATACACAAATGTTCCGATCAGAGGTGATGGGACAGGAGCAACATGCACCATTGCTATTAACAATGACCAAAAAGTTGATACTGTAACTGTTTCCAATCAAGGTTCGGGATATACATATGGAAATGTTGATTTGGTGGGAGGAAGTGTTCCAACTGGAACAACTAGACCAACTTTTGACGTTATAATGTCTCCACAAGGAGGGCATGGAGCAGACATTTATAGAGAACTTGGTGCATATAATGTTCTCCTTTATTCTAGAATAGAAAATGATAATGAAAATCCAGACTTTATAACTGGAAACCAAATAGCAAGAATTGGCATTGTACAAAATCCAGAAGAAAGTGTTGGAACTGTATTATCTGGAGATAAAGCAAGTGCTGTTCCTGCTTTAAGATTAGTTGGTGCAGGATATAGTTCTGCAACATTTACTGCAGATTCTTATGTTACACAAACTGTTGCAACAGGATCTACTGCTGTTGGTCGTGTTATTAACTATGATCAAACAACAGGAGTTTTAAAATACTGGCAGGATCGCTCAGTTTCTGGTTTTAATACTGTTGGAACTGCTCAAACTCAACCAACTTATGGTTTTGATCTGACAGAATTCACATCTGTACCATCAACTGGTGGAAATTTGACTATCGTACCATCTAGTGGTTCTAATTTAGCAATTGATACCTCTTTTACTGGTGTTAGTACGGTAATAAATAATAGGACATATTATCTTGGTCAAACATTTACTGGCGGTGTTGCGGATCCAGAAGTTAGACAACATTCTGGAAACATCATCTATGTAGACAATAGACCTTCGATTACTAGGTCATCCAACCAAAAAGAAGATATCAAAGTCATTTTGCAGTTCTAAAGGATTATGCCACAGCAAACGAACCTCAACGTAGCACCATATTTTGACGATTTTGATGCGAATAATGACTTTCATAAAGTATTGTTCAAACCTGGATATCCTGTTCAGGCAAGAGAATTAACAACACTTCAATCAATTTTACAAAATCAGATTGAAAAGTTTGGCAAACACTTCTTTAAAGAGGGTGCCAAGGTAATTCCAGGTAATACTGGATATAGTCAGTATTACTATGGTGTTCAATTAGTTAATAGTTTTAATGGAGTTCCTGTTGAAGCATACGCTGATCAACTTGTAGGAACCAAAATAACTGGGCAAAATTCTGGTGTCACAGCATATGTTGATAAAATTCTTTCATCAACAGATTCTGAAAGAGGTAATCTTACACTTTATATTAATTACCTAAGTTCTAATACCACTAATAATGCAACTCAAACTTTTTCTGATGGAGAATCTTTAATTTGTGATACTGTACTGTCATCTGGTCTTCTTGGCAATACAACTATTGAAGCTGGAGCACCTTTTGCAAATACATTGCCTGCTACAGCTGCAGTAACTGGTTCATCTTTTCAGATTCAAAATGGCATTTACTTTATTAGGGGTCAGTTTGTAAACGTAGCGACAGAAACCCTAATTCTAGATCAATACAATGCTTCTCCATCTTACAGAATTGGTCTATTAGTTACTGAAGAAATTATCACTGCAGATATTGATGAAACTTTAAATGACAACTCTCAGGGATTTAATAACTATGCTGCTCCAGGAGCAGATAGATTAAAAATTAGTGCTCGGTTAAGTAAAAAACCAAATATTGATTTTCAAGATGACGATTTTGTTGAACTTGCAACTGTCGCTGATGGTGTATTAAGATCTAAAGTAAAAAATACTGATTATGAATCTAATTTTATGGATGTCCTCGCAAGGAGGACATTTGCAGAATCTGGACACTATACTGTTAAAAATTTTGATGTAAGTGTTGAAAATTCACTTAACAACAATAAAGGAAATAGAGGATTATTTCAAGCAGGTCAGTTTACACCTGGAGGAACTCCGGTAACAGACAATCTAGGTTTATATAAAATTTCTCCAGGTAGAGCATTTGTAAAAGGATATGAAGTTGAAACTATAGGACCAACTTTTCTAGACTTTAATAAACCAAGAACTACAAAAACAATTGAAGATGAGAGTATAATTTATAATACTGGACCAACCATAAAAATTAACAATGTATATGGTGTACCAAAAGTAAGTTTAGGAAGTACCTTTACCGTAAGTTTAAGAGATCAAAGAATCGGATCTGATGGAGAAGAACCCTCTACTGGATCTGAAATTGGTCTTGCTAGAGTATATGATTTTTCTCTAGAAAGTGGGTCTTATAATTCCAGTCTTCCTGCAACAAATGAATGGGACATTTCTCTTTTTGATGTTCAAACATTTTCAATAGCAACTCTTAATGAAAATCACACTTTAAGTGTTCCTACATTTATTAAAGGACTTCAAACTGGGGCAACTGCCTTTTTAAGAAGTGCTGTAACAAATTCTAAGTCTCTCACTCTCTATGAAGTAGAAGGACAATTTAATGCGTTTGAACCACTATCATTTAATGGCGTTGATAGTGGATATGTTGGTGTTGCTATTACTAATTTTGGAATTTCTGATGCAAAATCAATTTACGGTTTAGCAAATGCTGGATTCAGTACATTTAATGCGGATGTTATTCAATCACCTAAGACTTTAGTTGGCGTTGCAACAATTACCGCTACCGCTACATCTGGTTCAATTGGAATTAGCACTGTTAGAAGCACTAATCCAAGATTTCCTGGAGATATTAAAGAGAATAATTTAGTTCGTTATTCTGATGTCAATAGAACCGGAAACTTTAATAGTGACCCTGTTTTTGCAAGAGTTGTTTCTGTTGGAGCATCACATGTTACAATTACTGGTATTAATACTGTAACTGGTGTTGCTATTGGTGGAACTGTTGCTACTCAAATTGAGGTTCAAGACTTTACAGTTCTTACTACTCAATTGCAGTCATCTAGTGATAACACTTTGTTCACTGTTTTACCAAAAAGTAATATTGCAACAGTTGATTTAACTGGTGCAAATATAACTATTAGAAAAGAATTTACTGTAAATATTTCTAGTAATCAATTATCAACTCCAGTCAGTGTTGATGAAAATGAATCTTTCTTACCATTTGATGCAGAGAGATACTCTCTAATTAGAAGTGATGGGGCAACTGAGGTTTTAACATCTGATCGTTTTTCCTTTAGTAATGGTGGAAAAACACTTCAAATACTAAACTTAGGATCTAATAATACTGGAGCAACTTTACTTACAACTGTAAGAAAAGAAAAACCAAAATCAAAAGTTAAATCACTCAATAAAGTAAACGTATTAGTAGTTGACAAATCAAAACTCTCCGCTTCAGGGACTGGATCTACAACACTAAATGATGGATTATCATATGGAGCATATCCGTTTGGAACTAGAGTTCAGGATGAAAGAATTTCTCTGAATGTTCCAGATATTATTACTATTCATGGTATTTTTGAATCTTCTGATACTAGTGAAGCATCTGCACCAAAGGCAACTTTTACTGCTTTAAACAGTTCATCTACAACAACGTCAGAATTTATTCTTGGTGAGGAAATTGTTGGACAAAACAGTGGAGCGGTAGCTATTGTTGCAGAAAAATTATCGGATAGTCAAATATCTTTTGTTTATAAAAGTGATATAACCTTTAGAGAGGGTGAAAATATTATCTCTGGAGATACTGATATTGAAGGAACTATTGCATCTCTTGATGCACCTAGTTTTGAAATTTCTAATAATTATACTTTTGTTAATGGACAAGAAGGAACCATCCAGAATTTTGGTTTCTTAAAAAGAAAAGCAGATTCGCTTGCCCCATCAAAACAACTTAAAGTATATTTTTCTAATGGATTTTTCCAATCAACAGATGATGGAGACATCACAACTGTTGAATCATATAATGCCTTTGATTATGCCACAGAAATCCCAAATGTAGAACAAACTGCGGTTAGTGATATTATTGATATTAGACCAAGAGTTTCTGAGTACACTGTTTCTGAAAATTCTAGATCACCTTTAGAATTTTTGGGTAGATCATATAATGCAAGTGGAAATTCTGCAGCAAATACTTTAGCATCTGATGAATCAATTCTTATCAATTTCTCTTACTATCTTGGTAGAATTGATAGAATTTATTTGACTAAAGAAGGTGCATTCCAAGTAAAATATGGAGAACCATCAGAGAGACCAGCCAAACCAGGTCCTGTTGATGATGCTATTGAAATTGCCACATTAACTCTTCCTCCATATCTTTATAATACTGCTCAAGTTGGAATTACTTATCTAGAGCATAAAAGATTTACTATGAGCGACATTCGTCGCATCGAAAATAGAGTTAGAAATCTTGAATTTTATACTTCACTCTCATTACTAGAAACTAATACTGCTAACCTTTTTGTTCCTGATGCAAATGGATTGAATAGATTTAAGTCTGGATTCTTTGTTGACAATTTTACAGGATTTAAACCACAAGAGCAGTATGTTGAAATTAAAAATAGTATTGACTTAAAAAATAAGGAACTTAGAGCAAAACATTATACAACTTCAGTTGACTTGATTTTTGGTCCTGTTGTAAATCAAGATTCTACTCAAGATTTAAATTTTGCTTCTATTGAAGGTATTAATGTAAGAAAATCTAATGATGTGGTTACTCTTGATTATGCTGAGGTTGAGTGGTTATCACAAACATTTGCAACTAGAACTGAAAATGTAACTCCATTTCTTGTTAGTTTCTGGCAGGGGTCAATGGAATTGACTCCAGCATCTGATACGTGGGTTGATCAAACTAGATTAGAAGCAAAAACTGTTAACATAGAAGGTAATTATGCGGAAACTTTTAATGCTGCTGTAGAGGCGGGTCAAATTGATCCACAAACAGGTTTTGGACCAGTTATTTGGGACTCATGGGAAACTAATTGGATAGGTGTTGATGTTGTTAACACAACTAGAGAAAGAACAGAAACAAGAGGTGGTGAGTGGATTGGTTGGGCTGGACAACCAGGTGGTGGAAGAAGACCTGCTTTTGGTACAAGAACTTCTACAACAATTAGAGAACAAATTCAAGAAACCAGAAGAAGAGGTATAGCAAGTAGAACTGGTCTGGCGACTGTTGTTACTGAGCAATTTGATCAAATATCTGCAGGAGATCGTGTTATAAGTAGAGATCTCGTTCCATTTATGAGATCCAGAAACGTTGAATTTATTTCTAAGAGAGTAAAACCTCTGACTAGATTATATGCTTTCTTTGATGGTGTAGATGTTTCTAAGTATTGTGTTCCTAAACTTCTAGAAATAGAAATGCTCTCTGGAACATTTGAGATTGGTGAAACTGTAACTGGAACAGTAATTCAAACTGGACTAGGACCAGATGTATCAAACACTGCGGCAAGTATTACTTTTAGAGTTGCAGCGGCAAATCATAAAGAGGGTGCTTATAATATCCCAACTAAAACCTATCCAGAAAATCCATATGTTTCTGGACAAGATCTCCCAGCATCATACTCATCAACATCAACGGTCCTTAATGTTGACACATTCTCTCTACAAGCAGAGGTTCAAGGTCAATATCAAGGGTATGTAGAAACTGGGATGACTTTAAGAGGTTCAACTAGTGGAGCTAGAGCAAACATTACTAATGTCAGATTAATTTCTGATATTGCTGCTCACATTGCGGGTAGTTTCTTTATTCCAAATCCAAATAATATAAACCATCCCAGATTTGAAGTTGGAACCAAAACTTTTGTCCTTATTAATAACGAGGACAATGATCAGGATATTTGTACTACAATTTCAGAAGAGGCATTTAGTGCGTCTGGAACTCTAGAGACTGTTCAAGAAAATATCATTTCTGTTAGAAATGCCCGTGTTGAAAATAGACAACAATTCCAATCCAGAAATGTTAATGAAACTCTTGGAACTGAAGTTGTTAATAGTGAAGTAACTGGTCGAAGATCTGAGAGAGTTGAGATTGGTTGGTATGATCCTCTAGCTCAATCCTTCCTTGTAGAGGATGAGACTGGAATCTTCTTGACTAGATGTGATGTTTATTTCCGAACGAAAGATGACATGGATATTCCTGTTGTCTTCCAAATTAGATCTATGAAGGATGGACTTCCTTCACAACATGTCTTACCTTTCTCTGAGGTTGTTCTTGATCCGAATGATGTTAATGTATCAGCAGATGGATCTGTAGCGACTTCATTTACATTTAAAGCACCAGTTTATTTGGAAGGTGGAAATCAAGAATATGCTATTGCACTAGCATCTAACTCTACTAAGTATACAGTTTATGTTTCTAGAGTTGGTGAAAATGATCTTCTCACTCAAACCTTTATTTCCAACCAACCATATCTTGGATCTTTGTTTAAGTCACAGAATGCTTCTACATGGGAACCAAGTCAATGGGAGGATCTTAAATTTAATCTTTACAGAGCAGACTTTGTGGACAATGGTTCTGTTGAATTCTATAATCCAGAACTCACAAATGGTAATAATCAGGTTGCTACTTTAAATGGGAATTCATTAGAGGTAAAATCAAGACAAGTTCGAGTTGGACTTGGGACAACCGTTGGAGATAGCACATATGTTGTTGGCAACACGTTCTCCCAATTAGGAACAAACGCTACCGGTGATCTAACTGGAGTTGCTGGAATTGCAACAGGAACTCTTAATTTAATTAATGTTGGTTTAGGTTATACTCCTGCAAGTGGACAATTCCAATTTAATGGTGTTGATATGATTACCGTTACTGGTAGTGGTAGAGGTGCTAAAGCAGACATTACCGTTCAAAATGGAGTTGCAATCGCAGCTACACTTGGAAGTGGTGGATCTGGATATCAAGTTGGTGACGTTTTGACCGTCAATACCATTGGACTAAGTTCTGTTGGACAGAATATGAGATTATCAATCACTGGTATCGGTGTTACTCAAGAACTAATTCTTGACAATGTTCAAGGTGATTTTGTTGTTGGTGCAGCAAATACAGTTCAGTTTGTCAACTCCTCAGGAATCACCACTGACCTAAATTACTCTCTTGGTGGAGATGTTCAGATTTCTTCTGTAAACGTAGTAAATGATGGTCTTCATATCAAGGTCAATCATAAAAACCATGGTATGTATTTTAATGATAATAGAGTAACTCTTTCTGGTATTCTACCTGATATTAGACCAACAAAACTAAGCACTGCCTATGGTGCCGATGCCACTACAGCACTTTCTGTTGATAGTGGGAATGGATTCTCCACATTTGAAAATGTCGGAGTTGGAACAACTAATAAAGGTTACTTATTAATTGGTAATGAAGTTATTGAATATGATAATGTAAGTGGAGGTAATATTGGTGGAAATATTGTAAGAGGAACAAATCCAATTGCATATCCGATTGGAACTCCTGTTTACAAATATGAGTTGGGTGGAGTTAGTCTCCAAAGAATTAATAGAACTCATGATCTTAATGATGTAACAGTTTCCAATCCAATCGGTTTTGATTCTTACAATATTAAAATTGATACGAGTAGCACTACCGGAACGGGTAGAAACACTGATGTTGGACATCCAAAGTTATATCTTAACAACACCAAGAGCACTGGTGGATACAATGTCAAAGCTACTCAAAATATTCCTTTTGAAATTATAACTCCATCTGTTCAAAATGTAACTGTCAAAGGAACTTCGATTTCTGCGGAACTTAGAAGCACTACATCTAGAAGTTTGAGTGGAAGTGAATTGCCGTATCTTGATACTGGATTTGAACCAATCGCATTGAATGCAGCGAATTACTTAGATTCTCCAAGAATGATTGCATCTAAAGTCAATGAAGATGCTAAACTTGTAAATACTCCCGGACAGAAGTCAATGAATATGAGACTTCTAATGAATACCACTGATACTAGAGTATCTCCTGTGGTTGATGCCCAAAGAGTAAGCACCATTCTTACATCAAATAGAGTCAACAATATTATTACAAATTATGCAACTGACCCAAGAGTTAATGTAATTGAAAATGATCCTACTGCATGTCAGTATATTTCTCAAGAAATTGTTTTAGAACAATCTGCATCTTCTATTAAAATTCTTGCAGAAGTACATGCTACTACTAACGCCGATATTAGAGCATTTTATGCCTTTAATGTAAACGAAGGAAAAGAACCAATCTTTATTCCATTCCCAGGTTATTCAAATCTAAATGTAAGGGGTCAAGTAATTAACCCAAGTAATAGTAATGGTGAGTCTGATGTATTTGTTACTAAATCAAATAACTACGCCTTTGAGTCTCAAAATTTAGACTTTAAGGAATATACATTTACAATTGATGATTTACCTGAATTTAAAACTTATAGAATTAAATTAGTCTTGACTTCAACAAGTCAGGTTCATGTTCCTAGGTTAAGAAATCTTAGAGTAATTGCACTTGCATAATTATGGAAAACAATTATACAATTGAAGGACATGGGGATCTCGCAAGAGATCCCAATACAAATTCAATTGTGAATGTCAACAAATTTGAACACTCACAATATCTTGCTCGTAAACAACTGAAGTCTAAAGAGACTGAAAAAGTAGAGTCAATTGAAACTGATCTTGCCAATATGAAAGGTGAGCTTAATGAAATTAAATCGTTATTAAAGGAGTTAGTCAATGGATCCTGAAACCATCGAACTAAAAAATCTTTCAAAGATGTTTGCTTATACGCAACTTGCATCCGAGATAGATAATTGTGATGATAAAGAAACTTTGAGAAATATCGCAAAGTCTTTTTGTAAACTTTATTATAAACAACAAGAAACAATGCAAGTTATAGGCATACCAAATGGCTAGTAGAAATATTACTTTCGATCCAGACGCAGGTGTACCAAAAGGTGTAAATCTTACAATTCATACTGGCGCTGATTTTACTACAAACTTTAATGTTGTAGATACATCTAACGCTGCATTCGATTTTACTGATTATAGTGGTTCTGCTGCTATGTCTAAAAGTGTTGCCGTAGGAGCAACTCTTGGAATTACAACTTCATTTGCTGTTGGATTTACCAGTGCTTATGATGGAAAGTTTAAAATTTCTCTTGGTTCTACTGCCACCAGAAGTTTGAATGAAGGTAGATATGTTTATAATATTTTAGTTAGTTCTGGAAGCACTGTCTATAGTATTGCAAACGGCAATGTTTTAGTTGTTGCCGGAATATCTACTGCCCCCTAAATACTGTATAGGAGAATAGTGGTTAAATGGCACAACCTTCAAGTAGGGCAGACCTAATAAATTACTGCAAGAGACAACTAGGTGCTCCTGTTTTAGAAATTAATATTGCCGACGAACAAGTAGAGGACATCATTGATGATGCTCTACAATATTTTCATGAGCGTCATTTTGATGGTGTCATTCAGACATTCATGAAATATAAGATTACTCAAGATGACAAAGATAGAGGTCAAGGAAGAGGTGGAAATAATCCCATTGGAATTGTAACTACAACAGCTACCTCCACTGTAGGAATCTCTACAACATTTGACTTTGAGGAAAATAGTAATTATATTCAGGTTCCACCATCTGTAATTGGTATCAATAAAATTTTCAGATACGATGGACCTCAAACTTCAACAAACAATATGTTTAGCGTGAAGTATCAGATGTTCCTAAATGATATGTATTATTTTGGATCAACTGAAATTTTAACTTATGCAATGACCAAGAGGTATTTGGAGGATTTGGATTTTCTTCTCAATACCGAAAAACAAATTAGATTTAATCAAAGACAGAATCGTTTATATTTGGATATCGATTTTGCTGATGTAGCAGTTGATGACTTCTTAGTAATTGATTGTTATAGACTTATCAATCCAGACGATTTTACTAGAGTTTATAATGACTCTTTCCTCAAGAGATATGCTACTGCATTGATGAAGAGACAGTGGGGTCAAAATTTAATCAAATTCCAAGGAGTAAAACTACCAGGTGGAATTGAATTAAACGGAAGACAAATTTACGATGATGCTCAAAGGGATCTAGAAATTATTAGAGAGCAAATGTCTAACACATATGAACTTCCGCCACTGGACTTCATAGGTTAATATTATGCTTAACCCATTCTTTCAACAAGGTGCGAGGACAGAGCAAAACCTCCTCCAAGATCTAATCAACGAACAGTTGAAGATGTATGGGGTTGAGGTTCATTATCTACCTAGAAAATACGTCACAGAAAATTCTATAATCAGAGAAGTTGTACAATCAACTTTTGATGACGCATATCCTATTGAAGCATATGTAGAAAGTTTTGATGGGTATGGTGATAATCCTACTTTACTTTCTAAATTTGGTATTCAAGCAACAAATGAAATTACTTTAATTATTTCAAAAGAGAGATTTGAAACTTATATTACACCTCTGATAAAGAACGAGCAAAATATTAAATTATCATCTCGCCCCAAAGAAGGTGATTTAATTTACTTTCCTCTTGGAGATCGTCTATTTGAAATTAAATATGTTGAGCATGAAAAACCTTTCTATCAGTTACAAAAAAATTATGTTTATGAACTGAGATGTGAACTCTTCCGTCTTGGTGATGAACTTATTGATACAGGTGTTGATGGTATAGATGATGTTCTTATTGGTGATGAAGCAACAGGAATTAATGAAGATGGAATTCCTACATTAGTTGGACCATCTCAAACTCTAACATTGGTTGGAACTGGAGTTACAGCAGAAGCAACCATATCATTGTTTGATCATGGCATTCAGAAATTTGTAATATCTGATCGAGGTAGTTCTTATATTAGTCCACCAAGAGTTGCTATATCATCTGCTCCATCTGGAGGACGAATTGGTATTGCTACAGCAGGTCTTCTCAGAGGAATTGCTGCTTGCTCAAATACGATTGCAAATCCAAAACTTGGTGTTGTTCAAGAAATTCTCCTTATTGATCCGGGTGCTGGATACGCTACTACAAATCCACCACATGTACAGTTCTACGGTGGTGGAAACGGGGCAGGAGCAGCTGCAACTGCAGTGGTCAATACTGGAATTGTTGGTCTTGCCACCATCACAAATGCCGGTGCTGGATACACTGTAAACCCAGTAATTACCTTCACTGGTGTCTCTACGGTGTCTGCTGCCGCCACCGCTGTTGTGAGCGCAGCAGGGACCATCTCAGCGATATACTTCAGCAACTCTGGTACTGGTTATACCAGTCTTCCTACTATTACTATCGCAGATCCTGATCTTACATCTACAGGAACGTTTAAATTTAATGAAGTTGTTACAGGATCTATTAGTGGAACAACTGCAAGAGTTAAGACTTGGAATTCCACTACAAACGAATTAGAAGTTTATACCGTTGATGGTGATTGGACTGTTGGTGAAAAAATTGTTGGATCTTCTTCTGGTGCTTCACATCAACTAAGAGTCATCAGTCTAGACCCAGTTGATGATGGATTTGCAGATAATATCAATATTGAAACTCAGGCAGATTCTATTTTAGATTTTTCTGAGCAAAATCCATTTGGAATACCCTAAATAAACTCACAAGGAATCTAAAAAATGTTTGAGTATTTTTATAACGAAATTTTGAGGAGAACCATCATATCTTTTGGTACTCTTTTTAATGGACTGACAATTAAAACTACAAACTCGGATGAGGATGTTGTTAACATCACCAGGGTTCCTTTGGCTTATGGTCCTACTCAGAAATTTCTTGCGAGATTAGAACAGCAAGCAGATTTGAATAAAGCAACTGCGATGACATTACCAAGAATGTCATTTGAGTTTACTGGACTGACTTACGATCCATCAAGAAAAGTCTCTACAGTTCAACAGTTTGTTGTAAAAAATCCAGACGATGAGTCTGAAATTAAAAAGGCATATATGCCAGTTCCCTATAACATGTCATTTGAACTGGCAATCATGACCAAGTTAAATGATGATGCTTTACAAATCGTGGAGCAAATCTTACCATATTTTCAACCATCCTATAACCTGACAGTTGAATTGGTTGGGTCTATTAACGAAAAAAGAGATATTCCCATTGTTCTGGAAAACATTACGATGCAGGACGATTATGAGGGAGATTACACTACTAGACGTGTTCTTCTTTATACTTTAAGATTTACTGCCAAAACATTTATGTTTGGTCCTGTATCTTCTGCTACAAAGGATATCATCAAGACCGCAAAAATCAATTACATTTCTGGAGACTCCAGAAGTACAATTCGCGATATTACTTACAGTGCCACTCCAAGAGCAATCAAGGATTACACTGGAGAGATTCAAACAACCATCACAGAAGACCTTACTACAAGTACAAGAGCATTCGATGTTGCTGATGCAAGTGGTCTTACTGCAAAAACATATATTGATATTGAAGGAGAGGAACTCTTTATCAATTCTATTACTGGAAATAGACTTAATGTCAAACGTGGTCAAGATGGAACAACTACTGCTGCACATGTCAATGGTGCTCCGGTCAAGATTATTAATGCTGCAGATGATGCTCTAATTGAATTTGGAGACGACTTTGGATTTAGTGGTTCGATCTCATAATATATGTCTAAATTTGATGATTTAAATGATGCCTTTAATGTTGAGAGTGAAATAGTGTCACAAGAACCAAAGCAAATAGAAAAGTTAGAAAAGGCAGCATCCTCAATCGAAGATGTAAAAAAAGACTACGAATATACTCGTGGCAATCTTTATTCAATTATTGAAAAGGGTCAAGAAGCACTGAATGGTATTCTTGAACTTGCCCAAGAAAGTGAAATGCCTCGTGCATATGAAGTTGCTGGACAGTTAATTAAGAATGTAGCAGATGCAACTGATAAATTAATTGATCTACAGAAAAAATTAAAAGATATTGAGGAAGATAAACAGATAAGAGGTCCGTCCACAGTCAATAACGCTTTGTTTGTTGGTTCAACTGCTGAACTGCAAAAACTTCTTAAGTCTGGACTTAAAGAAGAAGATAAATAAATCTGGGAGATAAATCTCGAAGTACTAAGTTACTAATAAAATGTCAAGAGAGGACTTACCTTCAATTGACGATTTTGCTAAAGACAATAGCAATCTTCCGTCAGTTGATGAATTTA